TATTTAAGAGAAGTATGGCAACAAACAACAGAGAAAGACGCTTTAATAGGCGTCTCGATGACTGGGATAGGCTCGGGCACGGTGTTAGGATACGACATGAAGAAAGCCGCTCAATTAGTAAAACGAGAAAACGCAAGAGTCGCGAAGCTGATTGGAATTAATTCTGCAGCTAGATGTACAACTGTAAAGCCTGCAGGGACGACATCTCTGGCGTTAGGAACATCATCTGGTATTCACGCATGGCATAATGATTATTATCTTCGTAGAATAAGAGTTGGTAAAAACGAGAGTATATATAAATATCTACTTGAGAACCATCCATTATTGGTTGAAGATGAGTTCTTTAGACCTCATGACACAGCTGTAATCAGTATACCTCAGAAAGCTCCTGAAGGTTCTATACTTAGGACTGAATCACCTTTTCAATTACTTGAACGTATAAAAAAGGTTGCTACAGAGTGGGTTGCACCTGGTCATAGAAAAGGATCTAATACACATAATGTATCTGCTACTGTTAGTTTAAAAGCTGAGGAGTGGGAAGATGCAGGAGAGTGGATGTGGAATAATAGAGAACACTATAATGGTTTATCTGTATTACCTTACGACGGCGGAACTTATACTCAAGCTCCTTTCGAGGATATTGACGAAGGAACCTATATAAATAGGTTACAACATTTAAAAGATATAAATTTAGAACATGTTATCGAATCTGAAGACAACACTGATCTGGCTGGTGAGCTTGCTTGCGCTGGTGGTTCTTGTGAAATTACTTAGTAGCTGCAGTGTACAAGCTGGAGTATGTAGAGCTGATTTATACCAATCAGCATAAATAATAAAAGGGAGGTCTTACGGCCTCCCTTTTTGGTTACAGGAACTTTGGGTATGGTGCCCATTTTTTTTTGTTCCTTATATTTTATTTTCCAAACATATTGCAGCCTTCTGGTCCACAAGTTTTAGTGTTAGTAGAAAAAAGACCACGATTCTTCCTTGCTCTATTAGCTTTACGTTTAGCTCTTCTTCTTTGTCTATCAATCTTATCATATAATGGACTACCTTCTTTTCTTAAAGCAGCGATAGGATTTTTAGCTGCCATTGTTTTCATAAATATACTCATAACTTATTTTTTATATTAACATTTCCATCTACGTCTAGCAGCTAAACCTCTTTTACCTTTCCAGCCTTTTGATCTAGCGCAAAATGATTTTCTTCTTTTGGCAGCTTTACTACCTTTTTTAACTTTACCTGTTACAGCAGTTTTAAGTTTACTGCCTGGGTTTTTCTTTCTATATTCTTTGACTCCTTTAGAGGTCATTCCAGCACCCTCTTTGGTTGTTCTAAAATTACGTCCTTTACCTTTTGTAGTCTTACGCAATCTTTTACTTTTCTTTTTCTTATATCTTTTTTCTAAAGGATTTTCAACAGATTCTTCATTAAGTAATATAGCTGGGTTTACAGAAGCTAATTGAGCAATAGGATTTTTAGAACTAAATCTTTTACTAAAACTCATCTTTTCCTCCTTTTCTTTTTTGTTTTAGGTATTTTCTCACAACTACCATCTGAATAAGCTTTTTTACCTTTAACAGCTCTATATCCTCTCCAACATCTCTTTTCTAAAGGATTTTTACTTTTTGAAAACTCCATAATTTATTTTTTCTTGTTATACATTTGAGCGTCTATTTCTCGACACCAATCTCTTAGTTCTTCAACTTCTTTTTCTAATCTGTTTATATGTTCCGTATGCCAGTCTTGTTTTAAATCGTACTCTATCCGATCTATAACGGCTTTGGGCATTTTTTTTGCTTCCGTGATATCATCTTGTAATGTATAATACATGCCTACAAAAGAGGCTGTTACAATTATTATACTTATAATGGTTTTAAGATCTATCTTAAATTCCGTACTTTCCCCTATTTTCATTTTTTAAAATGTTGGTGATTTAAAATTACTGCCTCCAAAATTAGATCCTCCGAACTTATTGTTAGCTTTTGTTGATTGTTTTATTTTTTTAATTGCTTTTTCATAATTCTGTGGTATTCCTTGTGATTTTCCTATATCACCTTCAATTTCCAAAGCATATTTACTCCATCCCATACCTAATGCTATTTTTTGTACAACGGTTGTTCTCTCATCCATTATTAATTGCATATCTTCAATACTTCTTAATATATACTCAGGAGCCGCGAAGTTAGTAATAGCTGTGACAGTTTTAAGACCAGCCTCTAAATTATTACCTTCTAAGAAACCTTCTTCTTTTTTGATACCTCTTTCAGCTGCGTAACCCGCTGATTGAAGCTTACTAATTTTCATGTCAATAGAAGTAGCAAACTGTAAAACCTCTTCCCCAACATCACCTAAACTTTTATTCCAGTTTACTTTCTTACCTTCAGGAGTTCTTTCTAAAGCCTCATTTGCTTTTTCACCCATAGCGTACATTGTAGTTACGACTTTACCCGTAATACCTGTACCATTAACTAAATTCTCTAAAACAGCATATAATGCTTCTATACTTTTCTTTTTAGTTTCAGCAGCTTTTACATCAGCAGGTATTTCATCATCCATTAGTAACCATAGTAAAGCATCTTTAGCCATAGCAAAAAGCATAGGTTGTATAGCTACATAATTAGCTAATTGGAAAACATCTTTTTTACTACCTCTACCAGACTTTATATTTTCTGCGGCTTCAACAATTCTATTATTATATAGCATTGTTGTGTTTAAAAAGTTTAATATAGCTCTAGAATAACCTTGAACCTGTTGTTGAGCCAAGTTCTTTTGGTCGTAAGACTGCTGATTACTTTCTGAAACGGTTCTAAAATCTACAAAAGCTTTCTCATAAGCTTCTTCAGGACTATAACCCTGCTTCTCGTAAGTTTTCTGTCTATTAACTATAAGTGTACTTCCTCCAGTTGCAATAGCAAAAGCATCCATAGCAGAGGTAATACTAAAACCAAGATCCATAGCCGATTTTAAAAACTTCTTAGGATATTGTAATATATTAGTTGTAGATATCAACTCCTGTAAGCTCTTATACTTATCATCAAAGTTCTTGAGCCCTTTAGCAAATTCACCTTCTGCAACACCCATTTCCCTATTTTTAATTCTATTTTTAACGTAATCACTTTTTAAAGTTTTTACAACTTGTTTATAGAATTTTGGTTGAGCTAGCATACTAGTCATTTTTAGTATGTTGTTATCAGAAGAATTAGCATAGTTAAGCATAGATAACATCTGCAAAACACCTGACTTTCTATTTAAGAATAATGCAGCTGCTGATGCTCCATTTAACCAGGTTATCATTTTCTTAGCATTAGGATCTTTAATACTTGAATCACTTTTACCAGTTTTCATTCTCTCTAAAGTGCTATCCATAGCTGATCTCCATTTAGGCCCTAGATTAGCTTCCATTTCTGCTAGTCTATCTTCACTAAATAATAGTTTTTTATTTTCCTCCCACTGAGTTAAAGCTTGCTCTCTACCTTTAGTATCTATAGTTATATCTAAATCCTTACCTAAAGAACCTCCTTCGTTACTTCTCCAAAATTCATTTGGATCCGCCATTCTATCTACTTTATTTAGGTTTTGAGTCCATAATTTAAATAAGTTTAAATCTGGATCATTCTTTATATACTCTTGAGCTTCTTTCATTGTTTCTTTAGAAACACCAGGCACATCAGAACCCTGCTCATTCCATATGTTCATTCTTACAATCTCTTCTCTAGTATATCCTTTAAAAGCTTCTTTATTTAAACCTAAATCTCTATGTTGTTTTCTTAAAGCTGTGTAATCATTACTCATGGAAACTCTCATAGAAGCCAGTTCAAGCATAGCTTTGTCGTATGGTTCATAAAAATACTTATCATAAAACGCTATAGAATTTTTACCGCTTTGACCAGTGCCATATAACTTAGAAGTTAAATTTATAGCATGCCTAGCACTATAAGGTGTTATTTTAAATGTATTTTTATTTTTCCCAGCTACTCTACCTTCTTGACTTGAAACACCTTTAGCTCTATCCTTACCAAAAGTATTATCTAATAACCTCTCTTGCTCTTTTACTATTTCCCAACCAGTTGCTGGCGTTTCATAAGTATTGGTTCCACTAGCATCTACAGTACTAGTTATAGGTGGTTTAGCCCAAGGATCAACATCTCCCTTTTCATTTACCCAAGTTCCTTTACCAACTACCCAAGGACATTGATCAACAACGTATTTAAAAGAATCCATGTTTTCCCACTTATCATCTGACATGTGTAGCTCGTTGTCCCCTGCTTCTATTCTTTCGCAATAAACTAACATTTTACCTTCGTCTCCACCACAACATTTAATGTTTTCAATTGGAATTTCAAGACCAGCTTCTTTAAAAGCTTTATATATAGATTCTTCAGCTCCAAATCTAGCAGTAACTATGAACACTTGATCTGCTTTACCTTCTTCAATTAACCTTTTAAACTCTTCATACTTAGGACCAGGTAACCAATCTTTAAGTTCTGTAAATTCAGAGTAATCAAATTCAGCACCTTTAGCTTGAAGATCTTTATACTGCTGCATATACTCTTCGTTATTTAAACGTAGTTCAGTTCCATCAGGTAGTTTAGCTATAGTTCTTTCTCCAGATTTACCAACAAGAACACCGTCCATGTCGTACATGTAAGCTGGTCTTGATTCATCTTCAGGCCTATTTAATTTGTCTCTAGTGTTATCTAATAATTCTGCTGTTCTCTTCTGCCCTGTTGTACCATCTACAGCACTATCTCTAATTACTTTTTTAAGAGGATCAGGAGCTGACTCAGTGTTTTGCTTTTCAGCATTATCATATTCCTTATAATTTCTTACTTGATCTTCTATAAATTCTGTAGCTAAATCTTTACCACTAGGATCTATAACTGCATCTGCTAAAATTAGTTTACTTTGATCATTCATTCTATTTAGAACTTGTCTCTCGGTTAAACCAGTTCTATCTATAACCTTATCTATTACCTCCTCTTTAATAGTCTTAGTGTAATTACTGTCTATTGTATAAACGTTTTCAAACTCTGAGCCTATATCCATTAGCGCAGACTTATCCCTGTTTAATTTTAAAGATTTACCTCCTGGAGTAAACTGTGCGTCGAGTTCATCTAACCTATTTCTTCTAGCATAAACTGCAGCAGCAGGTGTTTCACTGCTTTCACCACTTATTAAATTCTCTATAGTTTCTAATCCTGACTCTAACTGAGGTTTAGCATGTTCAACTTTAGTCTTTTCGCTCATATTACGCTTAGAGTTAGTACCTTTAGTTGGCCCATCCATAAAAGCGTCACCAAAGAATTCTTTATAAGAATAATTTATAGACTCATTATCTTGTGATTTTCTCTCAGGTATTACTATCTTATATTCATTTCCGCTAGGATCGGTATATGTGAAATATTCTTGAGGTTGAGTTGTTGTTGGTATTTCTATAGCAACTGTAGGTGATAATTTTCTTTTACCTTCTCTTATGCTAGTGTCAGCTTGATTTTTAGTTGCTAAATATTTTAATCTTCTTTTATATTCTTCTTCACTTATTTCTTTACCTTCTTCTAAAAACAGTCTTTCACTTTCAGCTAAAGCTTTTTCAGTAGCTACTTTATTGTCTTGAGTTTCTTTATCAAAGTTTTTTCTAGCTAATTCTTGTCTTGCCTCGAATGATTGCAATTCAGGATCTATTACTTTAACAGGATGCTTCTTTCCATCAACACCTTCTACTTGTACTTTTTTAGTACCATATATAATTTGATCAGCTTTTGCAGCGTCAGAAGAGGATCCTTTAACCTTTCTAACACCATCCCAATGTGATGTTCCACTTGACCCAACATGTTCAGTTCCATAAAATTGTTGAGTTGTTTTAATTCTTTCAAGAGGTTCACCTGTTTTTAAGTTTGTTAAACCTTGAACTCCATATCCTCCATAGGTTGCTTGACCACTATAAGCATCTAAATCACCACCGCTAACTACTTTAGCATTATTAGGTAAAAACTTTTGGAATTCATAAGCCATCTTTCTTTCTTCATTTAGCTTATCAACATCCATTGTTCTATTCTTCTTATTATACTTATAAGTAGGTGTAGAAACTTCTTCTAACTCTTTCACAAACTCCTCATCGACACTGTATTTTTCACCAATATCACGAATACCTTTTTTAAAGTTTTTTATTTCATCTTTCTCGTTTAGATCTGCTTGCTTTCTTAATTCTAAATCAACTATATCTTCAATGGTTCTATTAGTTATACCATTAGTTTCGTTTTCTTTCCACTGTTCGTAAGTATCATTGCTTATAGATTCTTTTCTGCTATCAGCCCATTTTTGAAACTGTCTAGGTTCTATACCTTGGTTTTCTAATTCTAAAAATATATCTTCTGCTACTTGATCTGTAACTTCTTCATACTCTCTAGATGAAGCATCTATATCTACTTCGTACTCAATGTCATAAGCTCTTAAAGTAGTACCAGCGTTAGCTAAAGCTTTTTGATTTTCTGCGTTTCTTTGTATTTCTCTAATCTTTTCTGGATTAGTTTCAGTTCTAGATGATATATCCTCTACTGCGATAACTTTATTAACAGTCTCTCCGCTAGGCAACTCAACAGTATAAACACCTTGATTATCTATAGTTTGATTAAGAAATTGTTTTTGTTTATTTAAAGCTATTAACTCAGCTAATTTTAATCTTCTTTGAGATGTTTTATTACTTTTTTGCTGATTAGTATATTCTAAACCTGTTTTAGGATTTGTGGCGTAATCTCCCTCAAAGGTCATAAAATCTATAAAATCTTTTTGAGTAGGTATTTTAGTTATATAAACAAAATCTTCTTTACCTTTTTTCACTTGAACTCTTTTACCTGTACTTTCGTAAAATATATTCCAGTTTCTAAGTCTCAACCAATCATTTTCATTCTCAACTAAATCAACTAGGTCTGGATATATATCTAATAAGCTTTCAGTATACTTTTCACCAGTTCCTAACTCCTTAGCAATAGGACCTGAATTGTTCATAGCTGCTTTCTTCATGTCTTTGTAGTCACCACCTGCTCTAACTACATCAGCTGTTGTTTCTTGTATAACAAAATCTTGTTCAGGTGTTATGTACTCATCTAATATCTCAGTCTTTTGTTTTACTAGCTCAGTTTGTTTAGTTTCACTAGCCCCTCCATACTCAGAAGCATCTTCAGTAAATTCAAATTTATGTTGTAATTTTTTTAGTATATCTGGAAACTTTATAGTTAAATCACGTATATAAGCACCAAAAGGAGCTCCATTAGGATCCCATCTTTGTGTAAATTTTAAAACTTCGTAATCAACTTCTGCCCTAAACTCATCAATCAAAGCTTGTTTATCAGATTGAGCCATGTCTTGAGTAGTAGGATGGTTTTGTATAAATAATCTACCTTTTTCTTTTATACCAATTTGACCTTTACCATCAGCTCCCCTCGTTCCACTAATAATTTTATTTTTTTGGATTTGCCCCCATGCCTCTTCCTGAGTCATAGATCCATCACCTTTACCTTGTAACGTTAGAACAGCTTGATCATTTTTATCAGATATAGTTAAGTTCTTTTGGTTTTTATCTATTCTATCTTGAAGCTTTTTAATTTCTTTATCAAAAAAATCTTTTTGATCAGGATATAATCTAGCATCTGCTTTTAATTCTAAAATAGCTGTTTTATCCTGCTCTATAGCTTTAAGTATTTCTATTTTAGCCGCCGCATCTATATCAGCTGTCACATCATAACCAGTGGACGATGCTGAAGCAATTTGAGAAGTAGTAGGTTTCTTTACGGTTTGTGATATGTCACCATAACTTCCACCCTCCATAAAGTTTTTAGTGTGGTTTTTAATTATTTCTTTATATCTTTCAACGGTAAGATCTACTTCACCACTACCTTTTAAATTATGAGTATCATTAATTAAATCTTCAAACGTTTCCATTTGCTGTTCTAATTCAATATCGTCAATCTTAATATCTCCTTTAACTATAGCTTCTACGTAGTAATTAAACCACTCTAGTGTAGATTTATTTTTCTTATAAGAAGGATGTTTTCTTAAACCAGCATCTAATATTTTTTCTTTTTGAGCATCAGTAAAAGTATCTATAAACTTATCTACAAATTGTTTTTCTTTAGCTTCATTGCCTTTTATACCTAAATTTTCTAATAAATGATTTGTAAATTGGTGCTCATCCTCATGTGGACCTTTACCAGTTTCAAACTCTTGCTTGATTAATTCAGCATCTGCTAATAGAATAACTTTCTCAACCTCTTCACCATTTGGTAACTTTTCTTTTACTTTAATATTTAAAGCATCATAAACAGTACCTTTGTCCATGTTTTCAATTATCTCATTATACTGCTTTTCGTCTATTGTTTTATTATCTTTTAGTTCTTCTAACTTATTTCTAACCTCTTGTTGACCTTTAACAGCAAATGATTCACCTATACCTTTTTCATTTCTGTTTTCAATAGTACGCTTTAAATTTTGAGAGGCTCTATCTTCAGCTTTAATTTTAGCTTCTTTGATTATAGCATCTTCTTTCAGCTTAAGTTCTTCTAACTCAACTTCTATTTGTTTTTTAACTTCTCTTTCGCCGGGGAACACATCAGTTCCTCTAGCTTTCATTAATCTTAATTGAGCTTCTCTTTTTAATATTTCAGTAGTATTATCTATATATTTTTTACCTTCTGGAGTACTAAAATCTATAGCGTTTTGTCTACCTTTCGCCATTATATAATTAGATACCTCAGTATAATTAGAGTATATATCTATAACTTGAGGATCAACCCCAGCGTCTTCTAATATTTTTTTGACTACACTTTTAGATCTTATTTCGTTTAAAGTTCTTACAGTTTTAGAACTTAATGGAGCTCCAGACTTAGCTGATTGAATCACTAGGTTTATATCTTTATCCGTAACGTCTCCACCTTTATCTTTAGCTACTATTGTTTTGAAGTTTTCATATTCAAAATCTAATAAAAGAGATTGCTTAGCGTCGTGTACTTTAATTAACTCTCTTAAAGAGTTTAAACCGTTTTCTTTACCTTGGTTTTTACCGAATAATCTTAAATTATTTATAGCTTCTTGCTTTGCTCTAGTACCACTACCACCACCAAGAGCAACTTCAGTTTCAACCTTAGTTATTAAATCACTTATACTAGTTGCTTCCGCAAGTTCTTTATTAGTGAGACCTAATGTTTTTAAGTTAATTAAAAAACCTTCACCAACACCTATTTTTTTGTACTGTTCTTTAGCAGCTTTGTTTATCTTGTTTTGATAATCACCTACTAAACTTTCCTTGCTAGTATTTAAGTCTTTAATAGATTTATTTAAGTTTTGCTTATATCTTCTAGAACCGGTTACAGCATTAACTTCTCTTACTACATCGTTAAAAGTATTTCTAGCTATTTTAATAGGCACCGCATTTTTAGTTACAAAACATAAAGCTGCCTTTTCTGCAAATGCTTCAGGATCCAATATGTGACCAACAAAAGTTTTAAAATCATAATCTTGATCTGGATTCTGAGGATTAGGTGCGCCAGAAACTACATCCCATAATCCAACAGGAACTTCACCAGCTGTCATTACAGCAGCACCTGTTATAGGTTTACCCACTGCATCTTTAACTAGTCGCTGCGCAGAACCAGGTACATAAGCCATTAAGTTCATTAATTGATCTACTTTACCACTTTCTAAAAGTTTAAGCATAGATTTGTCTAAACCAATACCAGCAACTGGAGCAAAAGCAAATAGTAAAGACATAGGGTCTGCATCATAAGCTCCACCAAAAGCAACATTTCTAGCTTTTAGTATAGCTAATTCTTCAATGAATGCTACCATGTATTTCTCAGTGAATCTACCTACTCTACCAGTACCAAATAATAAATTATTAAATAAACTACCCGCACCTTTAATACGCTTTAATAAACCAGCTCCACCTAACATACCTCTAGTAATAGCCATTTCAGCTATAATAGCTAAAAAACCAGGAGTACCATATCCTACTTTATTTAAAAAAGTTTTATTATAAACAGCATCAATTTCATCTTGACTAAACTCCGTATCAGGAAAGTTCTCTTTAACCCAATCAAAAAATACAGCTCTCTTATCCATTTTAGACATAGCTGGATTAGCAAACTGTTCACTAGCACCTTCTTTTACGCCATCAAAAAAGTTGTCGTCTTCAAGATTTAATGGATTAAAGTTAAGTAAATAAGCTTGAGACAGTACATCAAACTCATTTGATTTTTTATTAAGTAAGTCTACAATTATTTGAAGTCTTGGTGAACCTTCTATCTCTTTAGGTAAGTATGTTAACTTTCCATCTTCAACAGCTTGTAATAGCTTTCTTAAATCAATGTCATCTAAATAACCGCCTGGTCTGTTTTCCATCTCTGCCCAACCCACTTGACCAGTAAAAATAGTTTCAAAAAAGTTAGAAAGAGCAGATCCTGCAGAAACATCTTTCCTATATGTATCTAAATTGTCATACAATTGTTTTGCTAAGTAGACTATTTCAAACTCTTTATTAGCCATTTCTTCCATAATAGCGTTAGAACTGCTAGGAATAACACCACTAGTTTGTAATATATCTATATTTTCAGCATTAACAAAGTCATCACTTAAATCACTATCTAAAAAACTCTCTAAATCATCATCACCTTTTTTAAACTTTAATACTTCTTTAGTTTCAGGATTTACAAATAACTCAAAATCTAAACCTAATGTTGTTTTAAAATCTAAGCCTGCACCTTCTAAATTTGCTTTATGTATATCTAATATTTGAGATCTTGTATTTTCGTATTGATCTATTTTTTTAGATGGATGTCTTTTATTCCAAGATTCTATCTCTTCATCAGTACCATCTAATAGGCCTAACAACTCGTCTGTTTCTTCTATTAACCCAACGTTGGCTTTAGCTCCAGTCTCTGTTCCACCCCACCAGTTGTCATCAACTTCCACTGATTGAGCCATAATTTTTCTAACTTGTTGGTATTGTGTTGCACCGGGATCTATTGAAGATTCGTCTCCTTTTGCAGCAATAGCCTCTAAATCCTTCATTCTTAACTCAGCCGCGTTAGCCATTATTGCATCGCTTATAAACTGATAGTTTTCACCTGTGGATATATTATCTTTATAAGCCTTTGCTAAAGCTTGTCTTCTCTCACTAACAGCACGTCCAAACATTCGTTGTTGCTCTGGAAAAGCATTACCATACACTTGACTAGCTAAAATGTTATCATAATTTAAGCCACCTGGCATAGACTCTATATCTTCTAAAACACCTGGAGATCGTTTTATTTGATCAAGTGCTTCTTGTATAATTAAATCATATTCTCTAGTAACATCACTTATATTAATACCTAGCAACTCACCATTGTTACTTTTCATCAATCCATAAAGGTCTTGAGCTTGTGCTGTAAGATTACCAAAATCTCTTGGTTTACCACCACTTAATGCACTTTCTGTATATTCTTCCCCTTCTAATGGATCATTTGTTGCTATTCTTACAAAAAGATTAACACCTTCTTCGCTTAACATGAGATCAGTTCCTACAACGTCGTTGTATTCTTGAAAAGTTGCTTTTTGTTTTTTATACTTTTCAATTTGCTCTTTTTGTATCTTAGCTTCTTTAATTTTTTGTTGTTCTGCAAGGTCTTGTAATACAGCTGGTGGAGCGGAATTTATTACTTCTTGTAATGCTTCGTTTGACTCTTGAATTTCAACTTGATCTTTAGCGTCTTGAGTTATTATAACACCTTGCCTACCAGCTCCCATGTAATCAGAAACGGCAGGTTTTGGTTCAAATTGTTTAGGATCAAATGGATCTTTTATAGTTTTAGGCTCAAATGGTTTATAAAGCTCTAACTCTACAGGTTTACCACTAGGTCCTATTATAGTTTTAGTTTTTCGTGATTCCGAAGAACCATCTTCCTGCTTGGATGCCGAAGAGTCTGGCACTGCAGCTGCATCCTCTGTCTGAGCACCGTTTGACTTTCCCGACTTTTTCTTTTTGTCATCTCCTTTCTTATCATCGCCATCATCACCATTACCTTCATCTTCTAAAAGCTCGGCACCTGTTATAGAAATGTATTCTTTTAAATCCATACCTGAATTACTAGCAAACTCTTCTACTTCTAAGCTGCTATATTCTTCTCCAGATATACTGTATTTTTCTTTACTCATTTTACAATATTATTTTATAAACCATGAACTACCAATTTGGACTACTGTTTGATTACCAGTAGCAGCTGCTTGTGCTGCGGCTTGAGTTTTGTATCCAACTTTCTTATTAGTTGTTGTGGTTGTAGCACCACCGCCAACTCCAGCACCTGACATCAAGTCTCTTCTTTCAGCCGCGGATAAATCTAAACTTTCATACAATAACTGCTCGAAAGCTTTACTATTAAATTGCTTATCACCTATAGCTATTTTTTTAGCTCTAGCACCACTAGTCTCCCATACATCGTCTTGATGTATATTATCTGCTCCATTAAAATTAGCCATAACCTGAGCAGTAGCATTTGGATCAACCCAAGTAGCTTTATCAGAAGGAACCGCCTGCATTTTTCCTGCTGCAAACTGTAATACTTGATCTTCAGTTAAGGTAGTAGAACCAGTTGCTAAAGCTGCTAAATTAGCATATTCGTTGTAAATTTTGGTTTTAAGATCTCTACCATGCTCATATTGTTTGCCAGTTGTAGATCCAGAATTTTGTAGTATGTCTATTATAACGTCACCTCTAGTAGAATAGTCACCATTGGCATCTTGATAAGGTCCTATAGTTTCTGCCAATATTTTTATATTAGCAGGTGTCATTTTCCCACCTTCAATAACGTCAGTTAAACTTCCTACAACTTGACCATTATTATCTTTAATTTTTATGTTATCTGTTATACCTCTAGTTTGATTACTTGGGTTATTAAACCCTATAGGAATACCATTAGTTCTATAGTTATTTAATCTTACAGCTTTATCACTAGGTTTTACATTTTTAATTTTATTAATTTCTTTATCTTCTTTAGCGAAGTCAGCAATAACCTTCTCAGCAAGTAAGTCTGCATAAGCGTCTCTCATGCCTTGATTATTCTCATCAAAAACACTCCAATCTTCTGCGCCATTAGTAGTATTCCTTTGTTCACCTTGTAACATTTGCCACATGTTTTGTCTAGCGTCTCTATTGTCAGGTAAAAAAGTATTCAAATCACTTGTTATTTTATCTTTAATCATCTGGTTACTTCTTTCATAACTAATGATTTGTTGAGTATTTATTTTTCCACCACTTTTAGTAATATTTTCTATTTGCTCTTTTAAGTCATTATAAACACTTTTACCTCCTGCTAATTGAAAAGCATTTTTAGCCCCGTCATTAAAATCTTCTTGACTTGTTACGCTAATTAAATCATAACCTTCCGATGTTCTATCTTGATAAGCTGCAAAATTTAACGTTATATTTTCCTTATAATCTTTGTCGCCTGGTTGCAGATAATAAGTAGCTTGCGTATTAGGATCGATTCTTTCATTGTCTGGATGTTCCATTGTTAAACCAACAGCACCTCCTTCATCACCTGTGGAGAATTCTATACCAGCACCTTTTTTGTTTACAAAAGTATCCATTAATATCCACCAATCATTTTCTTGTTGGTTCTTTGATTTTAATCTGGCTCCAGACACTCCTGAATTTAAAGGTGTAGTTGACACAGTACCATTAGCTGAGCCTTGAGGTCTACTATAAGAACCTTTAAATGAAGCTACTTCTCTTTCTAGTAGTTTCATAGCATTATTAGATAAGTCTGTATAGTTTGTTATTCTACCAACCATTTGATTCCATTCAGTGCTTTCGTAAGGTAGGGTCATTAATTCGTCTATAAGATCATTAGTAAAACTTTTGAACTTGTCAGGAAATGCCTTTATCTTTGGTTGAGCTAAAGAGTTTAGTTTAGACCTATATTTTTCAGCATCTTTATCCTTAAGTCTTTCTCTTTTCTCTTTTTCCGCGGCTGCTTTAGCAGCGGCAGCAGCAGCGGTAGCGTTAGCTTTTTTAGTATTAGCTATATTTGTTGCTAATTGCTTTGCACCTTTATTTAAACCTTCTCTAGCAGCGCTAAAAGGATCATTCTTTATTATTTCCGGTTTACTATATGTACCCATTTCTTATATTTTATTAACCCATTAATCCAGCAAGATTACCAACTGTATCACCTAATGCGCCAAACATAGCTGCTTGTTGAGCTGCTGCATTTGCTCTTTCTTGATCCATAAGCGCTTGAGTTCTATCTAGTTTTTGTAAATCTCTTTTGTCTTGTTCAGCATACATGAATTGTCTACCAGCAACGTCTGCTTGTTGTATTCTTTGAGCTTCAGCCATTTTAGCTTGTTGCAGTGTGGCTTCACCTTGTGCTCTCAGTTTTTCATTATTAACCTCTTGTTGTTCTATAGTAGCTGATACACCTTTCTTACTTCTTAAAGCTGCTTGAGCTAAAGCTGTTGCACCACCCGCACCTTGACCAAGCGCTCTCATAGTATCTAAAGTATTAGCTAAAGCTATGTCTGCTTCTTCTGTTTGCATTTTAGCAGCTTGAGTAGCAACACTTAACCCTTCATAAGGATTACTCAATGTACTACTTAAGTCAGTTACGTTAGCATAAGGATTTGATATAGCAACACGTTGACCTTCTAATTTTGCTATTTCAGTTTCAAAATCTTTAATTTTACCTTTAGTTTTTTCATATTCGTTTTGAGCTAAGTAAGCTGTAGCTAAACCGCCAAAACCTACTAATGCTGCTCCAAATGCTTGTCCGTCTGCCATAATATTTATTTTTTATTGTGATGATAATTGATAAACGCTACCTACTGCAAATAACTCTTTAGGTCCAAATGGATTGGTATCGCTATCAGTAGACATTTTAACAGTTGCAAAGTAACCTTTTATACCACTTGTTCTGTTGTTTCTACCATCATAACCTGTTTCAAATATAACTTCTCCAGGTCTTTGTTCAGAATTATTAACTAAGTTTGCTACGTATTTATTTTCTTTTAGTGCAAATCCAGAGTTGCCAAAGTCACCATCAGCATCTGTATAAGCTCCCATTGTGTTTGATCTAACTTTTGTAGTTGAATCTCTAAGTTGAACCCAATTACCAACAGTATTCGCGTTCCAGTTCTGACCAGCATTACTCTGTGGTATAACTTGATAACCTTGATAACCACTTACAGCTGTATCCATTTCCCAACCATTACTACCTTCATAGTTTATAGTTAAAAAGTTTTTACTAATACTAGGGCTTGGGTTAAATATAAAAGTTATAGAAGCTTCTGATCGAACACCATAATAAGTTTGATAATTGTTTTGAGTTTCTATGTTAGAATAATGAAGATAAGTATTACCTTTATTGAAAGAGTAAAAACCATCTTTTAAACTTCCCATAAACGTAGGGTTATAAGTATAAAAACTTACCCATCCATTTATTGCATCGTCAAAAGATAATGTACTATAACCAATACTAGGAGGTATTAAAACACCGGACTCTTCATAATTTTGATTAGGTAAAGGGAAATAATTAGGAGTAGACTGTAAAGAAACTGTATAACACTTATTGTGTATATCCCAACCACCAACTAATCTAGGTAAACAATCATTTGAAAATATAATAGTATCACCTACGCTGCTTATATTTACACTCTTAGAAGTTTCTATATTCCAACCGTTAACCACGTTAGGATTAGGCGAAACACCTATAACATAGCAGCCGCTAACGGATGTTATACCACCTGAAGAATCTTGTACAGAAACTAAAGAACCTAATATAGGTATTGTTGAATTATTTGTTGCTGATATTTCAAACTCTTTAACAATACCAGTTATATTAACAGCTGAAGCTGTAGTTGTAAAATTAATTGCTCCATCAGATATTCTCGCTAGTTCATCTCTAAAATAGTCAGACATACCATAAGATGATATTTCAGTCATGCCGTCTCTAGATAGCCTTAAAACGCAACCTCTATCCTTGTCTATAAAGTATTTTCTAAAACCATACAAAGCAAAAGACTCTGGATTTCTACTAATACCATACTCGCCAACATATGGTGTTATTTGACCTATAACAACTGGAGATGTGGTAACAGTGCCAGCTCCTTCTGCTGAATAAATAGCGTCTTTATCTATCAATGCTCTACTTACTTTGTTTTCTTGAAACAATAGTAAATTACTATCTTCTGCATATAATTTTTGTAATGATCCATAATGAGGATCTGCGGTCTTTGTTATCTCAGCACCTGTAGGAAACTGGTTTGTTTCATTTACATTTGTTTTACCGTTAAATATACCTGAATATATCATAGAGCTAGGTCTGTGAAATGTAACAGGCATTTCTTCTGTTATGTACGCTTTAACACCTAAGTCTACTATAGTGTTATTAAAACCACCTCTTATTCTAGATTCTTCAATAAACCAGCATCTAGCTTCTTGTTTTTTTCCATAGTCAATATCTTCTTGAGTTACACCAGGTTCTATTATAGTAGGTATAGGATAAAAACCTAAACCAAATCCACCCGCTATAGAGGTATTAGTACCGCACACGTTGGCTCCAGCCGGGTCACTACCTGGCCATATAGGTTGAAAAGAAGTTTCGTCTTGCGGTGTTAAGCCGTTTGGTTGCGCAGCTCCTTCACTACCCCATTCTTTTCCATTGTCTACTATTTTCTTTAACCAAAATGTGTTAAAATATTCTACTTCTATAACTGCTGGCATAAATATATAATTACTTGTTTTAAATAAATATTACTGAACATTAGGACCAGTTGTCCAATCTGATGTCTCGTCGTACCAACTTGGCTGTGTAGTATATACATCTAGATATGATGTTGGAATTGGTCTTGTTAAAAAGTTTCCAGTATTAGCTTCTATTTCTACAGCCCAAGTATGATAAACACCACCTACAGTATCGATACTACCTCGTCTAGGACCCATAGCTCTTTCGTCTCCATAAGGAACACCTGCTTGTTCTGGAAATAACCAATCGCCTAAAGGAAATACTTGATTAGTAGAAGGTATAGTATTATCATTAGGTGATACGTATCTTTTTGTAAACGCAAACCATCCATTTTGAGAACCACCTGTAAATTTAGAGTATATGTAATCGTTACCAGCTTTAACTCTAGTGTAAAAATTACTAACATACCTGAATACTGGTTCTTTGGCAAATAAGTATTGATAGTTATTATTGGCAGGATCCCAAACGTCATTCACAAAATCTACAGCTGTTAATCTATTAGATTGTTCATTTATAGCAACTGTATAAGCATACCAAACATAATCAGAAGCTTGACTGTTTTTAGGAAATCTAAAGTTTTGCTGTTGAGCAATACCGTTGTAAGCTGGTTTTTGATCAAACTTTGGAGAAGGCGATTTCTTGCCCCAAATTCTATTGTCTGGTCTTTCGTTATATAAGTCATGCACTTGCACACAAACACCTGGGCCTATAGACCTATCAAAAGTACCTGCTGCTCCTCCGCCACCACCTCTTATAGTAGTAGTCATATATGGTCTAGCCCCATTGTAGCTTGGTCCAAAATTAGAATTTGCGTCTGGATATGGTTTTAAACCTTGTCTTAAATTGTCGAATACAAATCTATAATCCCCAGCTTTATTTACTGCAAAACAAACCTCTGCATAAGCTTGATTATTTCCTGGACTAGCATTGTTATAGTTTCTTAATGCTAACCCTTGAGGAAAGTTTCCACCAGCATCTTGCTTTAAGTAGAAATCTTGCTCTTGCATTATAAAGCTTTTTCCATTACCTTTGTCTTTAACAGTTCCATTACCTTTTTCTTGTAAGTATATGCCTGGAACACACATTCCTTGATTATCACCCGCCACTGGTTCACTACCATTATCTTTCTTATTATAAGGTATAGTTGTAGTTCCATTTCTAACTTGACTGTTATTAAAATCTCCTCTGTAAAACAAACAAGATCCATAACCATAAAAATTAGCTTCATCTGACAACGTATCCCATATACCCGTTTGTAGTGGTTGATTATTTATATCTGTAGCTGTTTCCCAAGCAGAAGTAGAGTTTGGTCTATATTGTATTAAGAAATTTCCAAACATAACACCTTCTTGTACACATGTAGTTCCTCCTGTTGCATTTATAGTTCTTCCATTACCTGTTGCAAAGTCAGAATTTGAATCAAAATTAAAGTGATCTATAACTATTCTTATTAAAGCTGTACCTTCTTCAAGACCGTCTTGGTTACCACATTGGACATTTATTCTATTTCTAAAAGATATTTTAGACATATTACCATGGCTTTTCCAATTGTACAACGTAGCATCACCCCAGTTATTAATTCCCCAGGCATTATTCCAAGCTACAGCTAAACCAGTTACTTTAGCGTCACGATCATTTCCTACTATTTCGTTCCACTTTTTATTTCTTCTACTGTTGCTACCAACTTTAAATGATGAAGGTTTTCCACCTCTCGCTCTTCTAAAGCAATTACCATTGTCATCATCTTCGTTGTTTCCGCTTTCCCAATTATCATTGCTAGTATCTGCTTTATATCCCCATCCGAATATAGCACCATTAACCGCTGATGCTAAAACATATCTATAACCAAAGCCTGTATCAGCAGCACTTTGTGTCCAAAAGCTAGTGCCAAACGTTAAGTTTCCATCAGCAGGTGGTTTACCAGTGTTATCAGGCATTATTTGTCTACTCCACCAGCTTATTGCAGATGTTTGACTACCTAGAGGTACGTACCTATCCCAAGGTTGTACTAATCCTCCTGTTCTATTACTAGTTTCGGTTAAAGAACTACTACCATTTCCATACTCAAATCCATTGACATCTGGAAAATCACCTTCGTTTCCTCCTCCTGCCCACCAGCCTCTTAAATTAATACTAGTGTATTCAGGCCAAGCGTAAGATGGCATAACTTGAGCAGCATCTTCTCCACGTTGCCTACCAGCCCAAGTAGCTGCATAGTCTAACACTAAACCAAAAACATCATCACCGTTTGTTCCAAACGTATCGTCCCAAACTTGCTTAGGCCAAGAACCCAGCGGTGCTCTTACCTTACTAGTTCCAGTTCCTGATCCACAAGTTAATGTTTGTAGCGTATCAACTTGACGAATCATTGATGGCATAGGTGCATACCCACTAGGGTTTTTCCACATAGGAGCACCAGAGTTTACACCTTCTAAATTTATACCAGCTTTGTTTCTAGAGAAATAACCATAATGACCACTCCATATACCGTATTGTATAGATGCGTTTGTTATATTACCTTCTAATCCTGGTTGTAATAAATTTATACTAGAAGTAGCTGTTGTCGTAGCTCCAAAACCATTTGCATCTGTTACAGAAAATACTAAAGTATAAGTTCCTGGCTGTCCACCAGCATTTAGTTTTAATTTATACTCACCATCAATAGCAGCTCCGTTATTACTAGTGTTTTGTACAAGCTCAAATAATGGACCACCATTAGGTGCTGTGACTTGATTAAAAGGGTCTAATATTTCTACTTGACTAGTTAAATTACAAATAAGTTGTGAAGTATTTGTACTAGTGTTAGAAGTACCATTAAAAGTTTTTAATATTTCTGGAAAATCAAAAGAAGAAAAGGATGGTACATCTGGGAAGGCAGGTATACCTTCAGGGTCACCAGTGTTAGGATCTATATCACCGAAATAAGGTGCAACATTAGCAACTTGGCCTTGTTCTGGTAGTAAAACTGTATTCAATGTAGGATCGTTAGGTACAAAACTAAACACAAAAGAAATAGCTCCTTTAAAAGGTGCTTGCGCATAATCTTGTAAAAACGTCCAATAAGCTCCAGTTATTCCAGATAATCCAGTGAAAAAATTATTTAGTTTTAAATTATAGGTTTGGTTAGGTGGTGCTCCATATTGTATAGGCGTAAAGAAGTCTTGAGTTCCAGCTCCAAATGAAAGATTAATAAAACCACCAGAGTTATCAGGTACTTGAGCTGTAGAATTATTCCAATCTATAACACCTGCTACTTGACTACCTAATTGATCTACAGCATAAAAGTCGTTGGCTAGTAAATCATCACCATTAAGACCAGGCTTATCACTTTCATCACCTATAAATCTCCACTCAGGTCCTATATCTCTAGGGCCAAACGGTTGAGAGGCTTCTTCGTTTAAATCTGATATTAAACCAGTCGTAGATGTTTCCCAAAAAATATCTAAATTAGACTCTACAGGAGATGTTTCTAAAACAGATAACTCAGGTAGTACTATTAAACTTCTTTCTGGCCCAGCAGTAACATAAGATCCTAATCCCTCCTTTGTTGACATTCTAAGTATTAAAGGATTTGAAGCTGCGTTGTAAAAAGTGGCGTTAGTAAAAGTTAATGCTGCAGAGTCAGCTATATCAAAAGGATATTCTTCTGCCTCTATATTAAACATTGCCTCCATACCTTCTGTTCCGGCACCAGTTCCATCACTTATAAAGTCTGGATTTTGTCTATAATTTTTAACCAACGCTCCGCTAGGGATAGTATTAGTGTTTCCACTAGTTACTAAAACAGTAGCATTGTCAAATATATTTGTACTATATTGCTTTACAAAAACGTTTTGATTTTCGTTTGCAACGGTTACATTATTAGACTGGTGAGATAGTATAACAGTTTTAGTTTGACCCATACCCATGTCGGCTAACGTACCAATCGTTACTACAGAGTCAGGAGATTGACCAGGGTAGTATTGAGTATTGTAAGGTTGATTTAAAGTTAAAGTGCTATAAGGTTCTACAGCTGGAGCTGCTTGATATTTAGTAGCTATATTATTTACCCTGCCAAATAACCTTACACTAGATCCAAAAGTTTTCTGTGTTGGACCTACTTCTCTTAAGTCTCTTGGTACTTTATTTATGTTATCATTTATAAGAACCGTATGTGCGATAGTATTTATAACAGAGTCAGACGTGTATTCTAAGTACCCATCTAACATACCTGGAGTATAAACATTGTAGTAATCTGTTTCAGTTTGTTTTACAACTACCTTATAACTATACCAACCTAAAGGGTTTGTAACTTCATCATATATACCGTTGTTTATTATAGTTGGATCAAACAGTTGTATAGGACTGTTAAAAAGCATTTTAATAGAGTCACCTACCCAATATATTATTTCTTCACCACCTTGTTCTTTGTATTTGTGATATATTGTGGAGTTTTTAAAAGTTATTCCATTTATTATTTCTTCTTCAAGTGTAGTAGGACTTAATATAACTGGTGTTTGTCTACCAAATCTATCTGCTAAAACAACACCTACTTGATAATTTCTATTTTGCTTTAATGTATGGTTTGGATAAGCCACTCTTGATGCCACTTTTTGAGAGGTAGCTGTTGGGGGATTAACGTTAGTGTTTAACTTTTCACTTACACCTACTTTATAATCTAACGAAGACGGGTATGGATTACTTGTTACAAAATTTCCATAAACAACTCTATTACCTACAATTTCTTGAGTTAAGGCTCTCACTGGAACTCTATCAAATACTCTTGTTGTTTCATTTTCAGGTAATACTTTTATTGGTTTTGCAGACTCATATTCCCAGTTTATAAAACTATTAGATGAATTAAATATTGGATCTGTTATTTTAATCTTTTTGACTATGTTTACAGGTATGCTGTTAGCTTCTTTATAAAGAATTTCTAAAGAAACAACTTTATATTTATCTCTTAGTTCATTAGCAGGACATGGTAGATCAATGTATATATTAATACTGTCTACCTTATTTTCCATAAAGTCTACTATAGTACTCTTGTATGCATTATCTTCTTGCACTGAGTTTATTCCATCACCTACACCGTTATAAGTTTTTGGTAGATTTAGTATAAAATATCCATCTTGCTTAGGTATAAAAGCAGTTTGAGTGAATGGTGCCATTAAAGACATTTCATCATCTTCGTATTTAAACCTATAACTAAACCGAACAAATTTATCTTCTAAAAAAGATCCATCACCTGCAAACTCAGGATCGTACGTTGGATTAGGGTTTGTTGGTAAACCTGTTACTGAGTTATATTTATCTTGACCGTAGTTAACAGGATTAGCATCAATACTTTTATTTTTCATTTGAGGCTGTGGCACATCTTGACCACCACAATCTTCTATAGCCCAAAGCCTAGGTGGAGAATAAGGATAATACTTAGCTACAGATATTTGGTCTTCAGTTACGTAATGAAAAGGACTACTAAGCGCTCTATCGATATTTATTTTTCTTGGTTGATTTCTATTATCAGTCCAAAATAGTAAATTTTCTAACACGTTTATTCCTGTTACTAAGCTATTTTTAGAAAAGTTTAGGTATCTACCTGTTGTTAATATACTTAATTGCCTAGTCATTACGTTAAAGCAAGATATAGCATTGTATATTTCAGGGTACGTAGTATTATTTACTAACTGTGGATGTTGTAAGTTTGTTTGAGAATTATCTATATAATTAGTTACAAATAAGAATATTCTATCATTGTTCTCATCAATCTTAAAACCAATAACATCTAAATTATCTGGTGATTGCAAGCCAGATGTTTCTTTAATCTGTATAACAGCCTCTCTAACAAGCTCATTACCTAAAGCGTTTTCTAAAGCTCCTACATCAGCACCTTCAGATCTACTTATTTGCACGTTTTGAGCTTGTCTATATTCTCCACTTGGAACAAGTCTGTCATCCAGATCTTGATTCATTTTGGATTTTATGAATAAATTCTTTACTTCTGCCATAGTTAATGTTTAATCCATTTTGATTTACCTCTCATTACTTGAACAAATTCACCAAGTTTAATATTACTTAATCTTATCTTAGCGTTTCTTAAAGCTGCTCTTCTATCCACTTTGTATCTTCTAACGATGTATTCTTGTATATTAGGCATTGTTGACAACAAACTGTAAGCAATGTGCATGTACATAGCTTGCTCAGCCATTTTAGGAACTTTAGTATCACCGTCGTAAGCTAGACCATCTGATATGTATTCTAATATAATCATTTGATCTTTCAAGTTACTGCTGAAGTTGAACATATTTCTTCTTCTATCTATATTAAACCAACCATTCATATTTGATACTTCAGGCTCTAAGCCGTACCTTTGGCCCCAAACTTGATCCCACCAAGTCCAATTATAGATATTAGCATTTAAATCTTGCGCATCTATTAAACCGTTTAAATTATTGTCGTTGTTATTTTGCCACTGTATATTAGTATTAGACTTACCCGCTATTAAGTTTTGACCAAACTCACCTTGCACAGGCATTCCATCACTATCTTGTATAATTGGCTGCGTTGGACTACTAGTTAAAGTCGTTGGGTATATAGGATGTTTAACTCCTAAATGATCAACCCAAGAAACCTGTACATAATTAACGTAGTCTTGAGGTATTACACAACTGTTATTTGGTTGTAAATCAAGCTCTTGAGACTTAACCGATCTTAATGTATCATAGCTAAATTCTTGTAAACCTCTTTTAGCATGAAAAACTATTTGACTTCTAGGTATTGTTTCTAATAATTTACCAGGACCAGTGTATCCAACCACAAAGTTATCAACTATATCATCAAGTTTTATATACTCGTAGCTGCCGTAATTATCCCATATTGATTGTTGTTGTAATTGGATTTTAACCGCTACTTGAGTGTAAGGAGATATAGGCCCGGGTATACCAGTTGAATTAAAAAAAGATATTAAATTTGTTCCAACATCTGAAACAGAATAAGTACTTCCAGTAAATAAATTACCAGCTTGTAATGTTATAGTAAATGAAGCGCTACCACTACCTAATGAGTTTGGTGGAATAGTAAGAACTGTTCCATCTAAGTAATCACTACCTAAATTTATAACGCTTATACCACCTATTGTTTGATTAGTTACCGTGATACTGAGCAATACACCATTACCCTGAGGAGACGTTGGTGCTACAATCCAACCGTTTGGAGGACTGTCTACATAAGAAGCGCTAGTAGCTACACTAGGTGTTAAAGTGTTACCCTGTGTTACAACCACTCCATTATCCACAAAAGATGGAAACTCTATGTAGTTTTGTTGAGCTCCAGATCCAGTTGGATCTACAAATATTTTATAATTAGCTGGTTTTTCATTAGGTATATTGTCCCATAAGTCTACGTCTAATCGAGACTGTATTTCGGTTATAGATGAAGTTGAAAAATGTATATCAGAACCTGTATAGTATTCTTGATTTGTTTGATCTATTAGTCCCATATCTTATTAACTTTTTTCGTTAGCATCTTCAGCTGCAGCCATCTGTGCTGCATTTTGTATTATTTGAGGATCTCTTATTATTATACCAGAGTATGATAATATTTTAAGTATAACCTCCGTTTGTTCAACACTAGATAACTCAAAGTCTGTTCCGCCAGTGTATGTGTATTGACCTTGACTACCTGTACTATACTCCCAAGTAGGTGGTTCAGGTTTTCTAACGTAATATAAAACAAACCTACTTTCATTAGAAGAAATACTTGGAAATACAAAAAAATCATCTTGTATTCTATAATAGTATAGTAATTTAGAATCACTTTTAGTTAACTTACTTCTTTGTAGATCAGAAAACTCTTTTCTAGTAACTAATTGAACTTCTCTACTTGGTAGATTATCTATTTGTAACTCTAGTGTACCAACTCTATGTACATCGCCAGCTTGTACTTTTAAACTACCTGGTAGTGTACCAGTGGTTAATTCTGAAAACTTTTCAAATATCTGTATTCTTTCTCTTAAACTTTTTACCCTATTAGCGTACTCACTGTCATTTTGAGGAGATCTAAGTTGTTGATTGAGGTCTTCAAAATATTTTTCAAATATTTCTAGCTGAACCTGATTAGCTACGCTATTAAATTCAGCAGGTGTTAGGTAACCTCGTTGCTCCTTGTTTAATATATATAAAACAGTTTTGTAAACTAAGTTGGCTTTTATCATCTTTTATTATTTAAAAAAAAGGGTGGCGTAAACCACCCTTTATATATATCACTTGTTATTTAAGTTTTTTCTCTATTGACTTATAAACTTCCATACCTTCCTTACGACCATTGCTTCCCCATTTAAAGGTTCTTTGATCATCTGCAATTCTTATGATACCGTGCTCTTGGGCTAGTATACCAAAGTTTCTTAATACAACATTTTCGTCTTCTGAAAGTTCTAAGAACAATCTAGAGTTTCTTTTAGCATATAACAATAAATCTCTTCTCAGTTCCTTAGAGCTCAACTCTGTTACTCTTGAACCTACTTCAACTCTCATTATAGCTTCAGCTTGATCTATGTCCATTTCGTAAGCAACATTCATAGCAGCTATTTCCATTTCTATATCTTCAAAGTCATCTTCCGCTTGAACCTCTGCATCAAACTCTTCAAATATTAAACCTCTATGAGGGTGTTTAGCTAAAAACTCTTGTAAATTTCTTTTTTCTTTAGGAACCATCATATGCCCTTTTTCAAATACAATGTGTCTAAGAGTAGCAGGTCCTTTTTGTTCATCAACAAAAATAGACTTTTGATTTGTAGCATATCTTAGTTCTCTTTCATAACCAGCTTCTGGATCGAACCATACTAATGGGTATTTTCTAGAGTGTCTACTAGGTATTGTATGTGTTAAAGGATGTCTGTTTCCTTTTAAGAAATAATTTCTATCTTTATATTCCCAAGTATCTTTTTTAACCTCTTGCTTGGGAGCAGGAGCTTTTTTTTCTTTTGTTTCCATAATATAATATAATATAATAATTAAAAAAGACCCCGCCGAAGCGGGATCTTATTGTTTTTGAGGTTATGCAGCTCCTCTAGCAACTGAAGCAACATCTTTAGATAATTTGTCAGTGTTTTGCATTCCTGCACCACCGCCAATTAATCCAATTGCTTTTACAATCGCTTGTACGTCTGCCTGTATGAAGTGAGTTGAAGTTGTACCAACAACCCAACCAACAGGTGTTATTATAACTTCATTTTCACCATCACCATTATACATAACTGATATTTTACCTGCTTTTGCAGCATCTCCAGATAGTCCGCAACTACCTACATCCTCAGCTGACAATACATCAAATGCGTCACCAGCTTTGTCTAATTTTACATATCCCATTTTCTTATTTTTTTAAATGTTAATAATTAATTAAGCTGCTTTGAATAACACGAAGTTATTAGCCGCTTGAGTTACTAAACATCTTTCAGATAAGAAACTAATAGTCATAGCATCTAAAGTGTCAGTGTATGCACCACCTACAGATCCAGTGATCCAAGACTTCATTCTTCTATCCTCAGTTTCAGAAGCTCTGTAACGAGTATGTAAGAAAGGTCTACGAATATTTGAACCTAACATTTGCATTTGGTCATATACAGTAGATGTACCTGCAGGAATTAACACACCGTCAATTTCCTTAGATAAACCTCTTGTAGAAGCATCATTTAGATATTTCCAGTCAGTTTTGTAGAAGTCATAAGAACCTCTTCTGAAACCAGAAAATCCAAAGTTCAACGCCATATCACCGTCATTTTCAAATAGACCGTAAGAAGCAGCTTGAGTAGATGCATAAGATCCATTCATAGCAGCAATCATGTCATCAAAGTCAAGAGCAGTTTGTCTAGATAAGAAAAGCATGTTTTCTTCAATAGCACCCTGCTTGTCTAAGTTTTTAAGGATTTCATCAAAATCACCTAAAGCACCTGAACCAGGAGCAGCAGCACCAGCAAAGCCAGCATATACATTACCTCTTGCTTCAATAGCTGCAAATAATCCTTCAGAACCTTTAACAAGACCTGTAGCACCACCTGGAGCAGCACCAGCTCCACCAAATTGGAAACTTGTACCAGAAGCGTAAACATCTGTAGGATCCATAAATTCAGCTTCAACCATTGCCATCTCTAATTGATCTTCAAATCTTAGTCTTGTTTCAGACTCAGACTTTAAATACCAAAGATATCCATCTTGACCATCTTCTGTAGATACTTCAACCCAACCGATCTGAGCAGTGTCAGAACCGTTAATTCTAAAGTTGTCTTTTAAGATGATAGGTGAGTTAGAGTACTGAGTAAAGTTTGGCTCAATAGAACCATCCATACCAACAGAACCTTTTCCAAAATCAGAACCATAAACGAATAAATCAATTGATCCAGCAACGTTACCGTAAGGGTTTGTTTGATTATCGTAGAACTTAATTTCAAGAATCTCACTGTTAGTACCTTTAACTCCCTGTACTAACGCTTTTCTAATTACTAATCCAGTAGCATTATCAGACATTAAAATTGTTTGACCAACTCTAATAGCACCTGATCTAGAACCAGCAGCAATATCCGGCTGAGCAACAGCTAGATTAAGTACTAACTCTTGGTCATATCCAGTACCACCACCATTAGCGTTGATTTCACATTTTTTATATGAGATGTGCAATCTGTTTTGTTCAGACCAAACAACTTGGTCAGATGTCATAGGCATCTCTGCGCCTACCATTCTTAGGAAACCACCAATTGTTCTGTTCCCGTATCTTTCTACTTCTGCTTCATAAAGCTCAGGTAGATATTGTTGTGCAAAGTTTCCTCCAGCAGCTCCTGTAAAATCTAAGTAGTTGGTGTTTAAAGCCATCTGAGATTGTGCAGGTACTAAAGAAGCAGGAAAACTTCCGCTTACATTAAAAGCCATAATTTTTAGTTTTAATTTTTAGTTTTACTTTTTATTTTTAATTTAGAACTATTTGTGCCATTAATAGCTTTAACTTTCAAACCGTTAATAAAGATTTCTCCATTACCTTGGCTTGGTCTAGCAGAAGAACTTACGTTATTAGACTTAGACGTTAGATCTTTGATCGCGTCCGCTTTGCCTTGTTCGTAAAAATGTTCTGCTATAGTGTCAGCATTTCTAGCAGCATAGATTGCTTTGTGATATCCCGCTGTATCGTTTACGTTGCCATCTTTATCTAGGAACTTCCCAATAAAAGTGGACAAGTCAGCTTGCTTATCAGCAACGGCGTTAGGATTTGAAACACCATACTTAAACTTATCTTCTCCTACATTAAAATCGAAACCTTCGAAATCTTCAGAGAAATATTTATTAGTATTTTGTTTAAAAACCTCTCGACGCTGTGCAGCAGCATCTTGTTCTTTATTATATCTGTTGAAAAAGTCTAATGCTTTTTGTTGATCAGGACTAACATTGGATGACTTCAACTTGATGTCTTCGTAGTACTGTTCTTTTAAATTGTTCATAAATGAACTAGCATTTGCCACTTCTTCTTTCATCGCAAGCTTTTTCTTGCGAATGCTTTTTTCATCTTCCTCGTTTTCATCAAATGAAAACTTGTCAGTTAATAAAAACTTTACCTCTTCATCATTTAAGTGAGGTTTAGTTTTCTTATAAAATTCTTTTAATAGATCTTCATCCTTTATTGTAGAATAATCTACATTTAACCTAGCGTAGTCTGTTAAATCTCCGCCAGTATCTTTCATGAAATTAATTAACTTTTTAACTCCTTCTGGCATTTCAACCTCCGCTTTAATAGGAGCTTTTTCAGTTATAGACTCTTTTTTTTCACTAGTAACTTCATTAACTACTTTAGTTATTAAGTTTTCTTTTTTAGATTCTACAGGTTTTTCTTCTTTAGCTTCTGGAGTTTTTTCAACTTCTTCTTTCTTATCTTTATTCATTTTAAGTTTGAATACAGGATCTTCTTTTCTAGTACCTAAATTAGATGGTCTTTTTGCTTTAACCTTTAGAGGTTCTTTTGTTTCTTTTTCTTCTTTTAATTCTGACATAATATAATATAATAATTAATAGTTACATTCCACTTAAATTAATACCACCTAAATTAGCATCTTGAGGTTTTTCAAAATCAGTAGGTAAAGTATCATTTTGTCTTTGTGAAATCATTTTGCTTTGTTGACTAGCTTGTATTCTAGTTCTTTGGTCTTTTCGGTCTTCAATATCTTTTTCTTTTTGTTGATCTTTTTGAATATCTGCTTGAGCTAACTTCATATCAAACTCAAATTTCTGTTGTGCTAATTGTTGTTTTATTTGTAATTCAGCTTGCATTCTTTGTGTTTCAAACTCAGATTTAGCTTGTTCTACTTGTATTTGAGTTTCAGCTAAAGCTTGTTGTTTTTGAACTTCTGCCATAGCTGCAGCTTCAGTAGTTTGCGCATTAGCCTGTGCTTGAGCTTCTATCATCTGCTGTTGCTGCTTCTGATCTTGCTCTTGCTTTTTAATTCTTCTTTGCTTTAATATTTGATTAGCTAGTTTTAAATTTCTCACCTCCCTTATATCTATAGCGTCTTCTAAAAATATTTGTTGTTGCTGTAGAGCCATTTGTATATTTTGCTCTAACATAGCTTTTTCTTCTTCGTCAGGTTCTAGTTCTAAAAATATACCAAAGTCAGCATTTGTTTTATTAGATATTTCTTCTAAGGTTTTAACATTAAAAACTGATATACTACTTTCTAAAGCTTGTTTTAACAAAGGAAACTCTAAACTATCAACAACTCTTCTACATACATTCTCTGCTGTTTTAACAGTTAAGTATAAGCTAGACTGTAATATGTGTCTTGTTGCTACATTTGAATTTGCAGCAGCTAGTTTTTGCAAACCTACTAATGATTGTTTATCAGGCATTGAACCATCTCTAGCTTCATTTAACCCGGTCACATCTCTTATCATTTGTAGATAGTATTGATAAGTACCTATTAATGATTGCATTTTTTGTTGACCACTTCCTGTTTGTAATTCTTGTATAGGAACTTTACCATGATTTATTTCACCATCTTGAGTTAGTGATCTACCTACTATACTACCAGTCTGGAAATACATGTTTAATGCTTCGGATGGATTATAATTTGTTCCATTACCTAAGTCAACTTCTGCTAGTCCATCTACATCTAAGTAAACACCGTCTGGAACAACCCTAGATAATACTTGTTGTATTTTTAAATGCGTTAATTGAATCATATCAGCAAAACCAGTTATCTTACCTACTAACGACTCTATACGACCTTTGTACATTCTAGGAGCGCATATGTTATAATTCATATGTACTCTAGTTTTATCAGCTAAAGGTCTTGTCATATTCTCAGCCATTTTCCAGTCAAGCATTAATGGATGACCTAGTATTTTAGCACCAGAGTAAATGACCTCTATTGATCTAGAAACCTTTTTAAATGAATCATTTTTAGGTGGATTAAAGTCACCTGATTTTTGAACAACTTTTTCTAAACCGTTTTTAGTCTTTTTTAATTTAAAAACTTGATCTATAAATGTTTTATATTCGAAATACAAAACTTGACACGTCTGGTCATCATTTCTACCATTCCAACCTCTTAAGTATTCTGAATTACCATGATACTTTTGTATCTGTTCTAATTCTTCTTTTGTTAAGTTAGGAAACTCTGTTTTTAACTCTGATAAAGCAACGGGTTTTACTTCTCCAACGTAGTATAGATCTTCAAAATTAGGATCTTCAGTATATGAATAAACTAAATTAGCTGGATCCACATACTCTATTCTAACACCACGCATTTTATCCCAAGATGTTTTTACAGCTCCAATGCCTAGTACACAAAGATCGTAATTTATTCTTCTATTAACTAAGTCATACTTATTAAAGCTCATAACATTTGATATGAGTTCTTCTTGAGCTATTTCTATTGATTGCTTGTAATCTAATTGTAAATGTAGTTTAAGATCAGATGTTGTTTGTATTCCTAATTTCTTAATACTTTCATCTCTCATTCCAATACCAGTCTTGCCCTCTATGCTTTCTAATAGTGATCTAGCTTTTAAATCTCTATCTAATTTATTTGCATAATCAGTTCTTTCTTTTATGGAAGTAGGATCTTGAGCAAAAGCGTTTATATCGTAATTCCTACTAGATATTCCATTAACAACTATATCCACAAATTTTGATATAACAGGTACTGGTTGCCAATCTAAATTAAGATAAGACAAATCACCGTCAATAGCTAACTCATCTTTATATTTTTGTACTGGTTGTTCTCCTCTTGCGTATAATCTTAACCTGTGATAGTTTTGAAAGTTTGTTGCGTACCTATATCCTGTTCCTCTAGTGTTTCTAAACCATTCTCCTTCTATAGCTCTACCAACTTGCAGGCCATAATCTTCACTGTTCTTAACACTCTCTGGTACTATCTGATCAGGAAATGAACTATAATTATTAGTATAAATCATTTATTTTATTATTTGTGAAATTGACCCTTCGTTATTGTATTTTTTCATACCTAATTTTATTTGTTGGATTGAGTTCATAGATATTGGTTTATAATTATTTTTATTACAAGCCATTATGGCTAGTCCAGAACTAATGGAAGCATCGTGCTTCGTTCTGTTGTTAATGTTAAATTGTGCCCAATCTTCAAGAGTTCTTTGGAAATACATATCTCCACATTCTTCATTATTGTATCCAACAAAATTTTCTATATAAGATTCTATAGCTGAAGCGTGTGCTTGCTTAATATCTTCACTTGAGTTAGGTATTCCACCTATTTCTTTTTCAGTTATTGAAAGTTTATTATAAACCTTATCTGGTCTATTAATACTAAAACCTCTATATCCTCTACGTTTAAAATAATATAATAATCTAGGTTTATTATTTTCCGCAAGTATTGGCATGCCGTAAAATACACAAGCCATTAATACGTCTTCAAAAAATATCTCAGCTGTCTGAGGTCTAGCTATGTATTCTAAAAAGAAGTGATTAGGTGGCGCATCTGCCATACTAAATTTGGTTAACCCATGTAGCGATCCATTAGACCCTTTACCGTCGACAGTACCACTAATATCATAAGAATCACAACCAAATGCTCCGATATGATCGTTTCCAGCGTGTCTAGTTCCATTTTTTATTATTACATTATTTTGTAAACTATTGCTTGGTATCCATGTTATAAAAAACCTACCATTCCTACTTGGATAAAACAAAACTTTAGTATCTTTTTTTCCATTTTCCCAGCCAAAATTGCCTTGAGTTACGTTTTTACTGTTATTAAAGTCTTCGTTATAATCTATTTGTTGATATATTTTAGTAAGATTAAATAAACTTTCTTTAGCTTCATCCCTAAAGGCATGCTTCTCAGTTCTTGGAAACTGCCTGTAATATTCATTTAAACTATCTTGATCTTCTTTTAATCCATCAACTTCGTTTTCCCAGTGCTCGATAACTCCGGTGTCAATTGAGATATTATCAATTCCGAGGATTTTATCTTTTGGCGTAGTGAATACAGGTAATCCAAAAGTATCCATGAATCCTTCGTAGTTCCATTCCATAGGGATGAAAAGAGAATACAATCCGCTAGCTGTTTGTCCGTTTCTATTTCTTTTAGTAACGTCTGAAGAGTAGTATAATTTTTTGAAGTTGTTTCCACCTTTATCTAATGCGTTTGAAGTTGAGCCCATCATACACTTACCTACGATCCTACGTCCTAGTCTTAATGTAGTTTTTGTAACTCTCCAGTTGTT